AAAACAATTGATAATCAAAGTACCGCATAGTTACCGGGATTGAAAAGAGAGTTGTTACTAATCTGTGACACAATTTCGGAAGAAAGTGAAGTAATTTAATCAATAGCGAGGCGGTGAAATGCCGTCATACATCGTCATGCTAAGACAGATGTCGTAGGTTCGAGTCCTACCGTGACTTCGGTCATGTAGCTCAGTTGGTGGAGCACTAGTGGACGTCATGCCAATTCCCCTCGCAAGACTTTGGAGTAAATATGCACGTACTACGCACAGTTTTTGACGATTTCAACAGCAGCTCCGAGAAGCAGCTACTTATCCATATTGCCAAGATGATGGCATTGAAGGACCCTGAGTATCAGGACGCATTCATAGCAAACGAGCTGCATGACGCTATCGCAGTAGAGATGCTCGCCTACGACCGTAAGCACTACGGAACTAACTACGAGGTCATTGTCCAGTTCCTCGACGTCGGGATTACTGAAACCAGCACCTTCGCCTCGCATTCCTTACGTGGGTTGAACGATATAGATGACTATGTCGAGGAAGTGATCAATCCTATCAGCAAGGAGCTTTCGGCACGAGTTGTTTCCAAGCTCAAGCGTCCTATCACTGAAAATGCATGTGAAATAACAGTGAGGTCTCTCGATGGATGAGTCAATCATAGGACTTTTCGTCTGTATTGGGGTTGCCATACTCCTCTGTGTGTTTATAGGCGCCTTGTTGTTGATACCAATAAACCTTGGCGCAAGTCACTCTTGTGCTGCGAAAGCTGAGCGTCTGGGGCTTGAATATGATTACAGCTTGTTCCAAGGTTGCTTCGTCAAGGACAACGGAAAATGGATTGATTACAGCAACTACAGAGTGGTGTTTCCCCATGAGTGACATGTTTTGGGTATTCCTTCTTTCACTGCTTTGGGTACTGGTGGTGTTCAAGATATGAAACGTGACCACGGTTCTATATCCCATACGTAAGGTTAGCATGAAGACTGAAGAAGAATTAGAAAAGGAAGCCTGGGAACAGACCAAGAAGGTCTACGGCGGTGAAGTCGTTCTGCCCTTTGTCCACTGCACGTGCTGCCCAGTAACTGAAGGCAAGCAGCACTGCATTGCCAACATCGTGGAAGGCACGGCACTGTGCTTCAAGCACTACTACCTACACCGCCTTGACAAGCTCAAGGAAGAGAACAAGCCACAGCTGGACGTGGCTGATTTTGCAAACATATAAACTGATACTTATGAGAGTGGATTATGGCTAAGACTAAGACGAAAAAGAACATAAACGTGACAGAGGTGAGCAAAGCCGACGAGGAAGCTTTCGAAAAGGCCAAGCAAGGCTCGTTTATCGTTTACGACAAGGATACAAAAGATGCTGTGATGGAGAGCATTGCCAGGCCCTTTGACAAGACCGTAGAGATAAACGAGGAACTCAACGAGACCTACCCCTTTGCTCTACGAGACTTAACCGGTGTCCAGAGGGCGATTCTTTGTGAACTTGTCCGGATCCGAAAGGCATTGGAAAAGTAAGGAGGAGAGCATGGCTGAGGAAAAGAAACCCAAACGTAAAAGCACGTACGACGGCAGGGCAAACCTTACTCCGTTCACGCCGATGAACGCTAAGGAGATGGCAGCGCTGTCTGCCAAGGTCCGCCAGATGCGTAAGCAGATGCGTGCAAAGCTCTTGGAAACGGCTATTGACGAGGGAATCGACAAATTCTTCGCCAAAGCTCTCAAAGCTAACGACTCTGAAGCTATTGCCATCGTAGAAAAGGCTGCAAAGATTGTCGGTCTTGACTACGCAAGCTCAGAAGAAGCAGTCCAGAAACTGGATATCAAGAGCGATGTCAAGGCCAAGACAGACACCAAGCTGGAAATAGTCGTCAAGGAGGTCTAATGCGCAAGCATCCTAAGTTTGACATCTACGTGACACGTACTGGCTTGTGTTTCAAGGAAGCAAACAGCAATATGCTCGGCCATCACAAGGGTTGTCTCTATCTTATGCCCTCGGCAATAGATGCAGCTACTGGTTACGAAAAGGTAACTGCTTACAATCCAAAGACCAAGAAAAGCCGAGCGGTAGCCGTTCATCAACTTGTTGCCGAGTGTTACTTGGATAGTGAAGGCAAGCGTTACATAGACCATATCGACCGCGACAAGACCAATAACAACGTCAATAACTTGCGGTATGTTTCACAGTCCGAGAATAACATAAATACAAGACGTTCAGACCGTGCCTTGGAGCATTACGGTTTCCGACCCAGCGAAAATAAACGCGAATATAAAAGACTCTGGGCCAGGGAGCACTATGCAGATAGAGCTGAAACTCCTTCCATACCAGAAAGAGCTGCTTAACAGCACAGAGCCTTTCGTTTTCGCATGCTTCGGGCGAGGTGCTGGCAAGTCCTACACCTTGTCTATCATTTCCCTATTGACCTTACTAAGCGGCAAGAATGCCATACTTTGTGCACAGCGTTATGATTCGTTGAAGGACGTGCTGTTCCGTGAGATAAAGCTACGTGTTACTGAATGGGGCCTTGCTGAATATGTCCAGTTCAAGGAAAACCCTGTCCGAGCAATGTACAACGGCTGTACACTGTACGGTGGATCCTTTGATGCGGTCGATGCCCTGCGTGGCCTTACCGAGATTTCACTTATCGTTATTGACGAATGCGCCCTTGCACCTATAGACATTCTGGACGTGCTTGCGCCTTGCTTGCGTGGACCTAATGTCAAGAACCCACGCATTATCGGGGCAACGACTCCAAATGCCCAGTCACAGTGGAACCTGCGCTTTGCCGAGGCGCCCAAGTATGGCTGGCGCTTGCTCAGGGCGACAACCTATGACAACAAGTTCCTGACTCCTGAACAGATAAGAATTATCGAGCAAGCCATTCCATCGCAGGAAATGCGTGACCAAGAACTTAATGCGAAGATCATTACCAGTGGCTCGGCAAGTGCAATCCTTCATCTGAACGAGTTCCATACCATGGTCCAGCCATTCCACGATGACGGTGTCTACGCAGGGCTTGACATGGCCCACAGTGGCCAGCGAGACTCTCACGTGTTCTGCGCCGTACAAGGAAACAGAGTTATTGCCTTTCACGACTTTGGGAAATGTGACCACATGGACGTAGCTGGCTGGATTAAACGCTTTGACTCCGTACATAAAATAAAACATCTGAACATGGACCTTTTTTGGTCCGAACTGGTCTACGAACAGCTTCGCTATTCCATCCTGTGCGAACAAGTTTCTTTTGCCGAGAAGGCGCCAGAAGAAGGCGAACTGCAGAGGCAATACGCTAACATCCGTGCATACGGATATTTCCGCATGGCCGGGCAAGTCCGAGACGGGCTGGTCTTTGACTGTGAAGGCGAATTTATTGACAATGATATAATTTCTGAATACAAGAGAGAAGTCTGTAACACGCATTTCTTGCTTGACAGAATGGGGAGAATCTTGATAGAACCTAAGGATGACATACACACACGTCTGGGCCGTTCGCCGGACCCGGCGGACGCTGCCATGCTGGCGTGCCTAGCACGGCCCAACGTCATGAGCCCAACGCTCGTAGCACATCACGAAATCGAAGACAGCCAGTACCGTGCTGACCTTGAGCAGATAATGAGCGAGGACTGATGGACTACATCTACGCACATCGTAACCCTTACGAGGAAGCCGAGCTGTTCGCCATGCTTGAACGCATGCGTCGCATTGGTGAGCTCGATGTGCAGATGGAGAGAGAACTAGGCGAGCTCTTGATAGCCACTGCCAAGTATGCAATCACGTGCGGACGTAAGCGAGACATCTCCTTCAAGGGAGAGGACGTGCTGAGCCGTTGCACAGTGTATGCGCTGGAGGCTTCTCGCAAGGCTGACACGTCCAAGCCTCACCAGTTTGTCTCGTACATGATAAGCGCCGTACAGACAAACTGGATACGGGATGCTGGCGTGGAGGCCAACAGACACAAGCTGCTGTTCCCGCTCACGGATGGAGATGGTCTGGAACTGCATGCAAACATTGACGGCGAACAGACTGGGATTCCCCAGTGGGAATCGCTGAGGCTTTACACGATAAAACATAAGGAGGCCGAGGATGGCCAAGATCAGACACTTAGAGGATGCGATGGAGGAGATGGAGAAGGAGTTGAGCCAGCCCCGCCAGGAAGAGACGACTGTTGAGACAGAGGACAAGCCAGCAGAGGAACAGCCGACTGAAACTGTCGAGGACAAGCCTGAAGACAAACCAGAAGACAAGCCGGAAGACAAGCCTGAATACAAGCCGGAAGACAAGCCAAAGGTTGACGAAGTTGGCGACCAGATAGAGAATGCCAACAGCGTCATACGTCGGCGCCTTGAAAAGCAAGCAGAGAAATATAACAAGGAACTCGCCGAACGTGACGCCAAGTACGAGGCACTGGCCAAGCAATTCGAGGAATTCAAGGCCCAAGCCATGCCCAAGAAGGAACTGACCCGTGACATGTACAATAGTGACGAGGAATTCGTCGCGGCCTTGACACAGCAGCAGATAGAGGCCGACCGAGAAGAACAGGCCAAGATCCGCGCCGAGAAGGAAGCCAAGGAAGCCGAGGAAAGGGCTGTCAAGGAAAAAGAAGAGGCCGATATCCGCCAGCGTCAAGACAGGTTCCTGAGCAACGTTGACTACTGCTTTGGCAATCAGGAGGAGAAGCAGCAGTTCCTGGGCACGGTCAAGACGTACCTTGGCAAGGGCCTTGGAGACCTTCTGGACGCTTGCCCCATTGCAAGCGATTACTTGCTCAGCTCGCCACGTGGTCCAAAGGTTCTCAACCGTCTGCTCACGGACAAGGAAGCCTTCGTGCGTGTGTTTGACCCCAGGGGCATCACACCGCTGGAACAGTTCTACGCATTGAAGGAAATGGAGAAGGAAATCTACGGACATGTTATCGAGACCAAGCCTACCGAGGTCGAGGAACCTGCCCCAGCCCCTGCTCCGGCACCAAGGAAGGCGCCAGTCTATGGCAAGCCTGGTGCGCAAGGCTCCGGCCGTTCCGCCGATGTCTTTACCGATCCCAAGGCTCGGCGAGACGAGGTGAGAAAGCTGTTGGGTTACTAGCAAAATAGATACTGATACTTATGGAATAGAAGGGCGTGTATTTCAGGCTCACCGCCCAGCCTATTCCCAGTGTAAGACTCCGTCCTGGCGGGGACAAGATGCGCCACTTTGTCGGCGCGACAATCAAGTGCAAATCATCCCGCCATTAACAAAGGAGTTTTACTATGGCTATCGCACCTAACGCTTTTACCAACCGCAAGAAGCTTGACCTCTTGGCCACTGCTCTTCGCGACAACATGCCCTATATCCGCGCTTCGAAGCAGGAATTCCCTCAATCCGAATTGAAGGGTAAGAAATTCGGCGCCAGCGTTCACACCTATTTAGCTGATCCTGGTACCGTTGCTGACGGAATTGTTGCTGATCCCGATACCATCACTGAGGTGGAACTGACTGCAACCATGGCGAACAAAAATTGCTCCGTGGAAACTGACCTCTGGGAAAATTTCTGCGAAATCGAAGACTTCGCCAAGACCATCATCAAGACCAAGGGTTTGAAGCTCGCTCGTACCATTGAAAAGGACGTGATCGACCAGAACGTGTACGCCTCTGTCCAGGCTGTTGTTCAGCCCAAGGTTGGCGGTGTTTCCGTGTACGACACTGGTGTCATCGGTGACGCCTCTGCTGCTCTCGGCGAACTCGCTGTTGCTGGTAGGCTCGTCTGCTTCCAGTCTCCGACTCTGACTGGCAAGATCTCTCGTGGTCTCCAGCGCAACTTCTTGCCTGATGACATCATGCGTGACATCTACAAGTCTCGCTACCTCGGTGAATGCGAGAACAGCTCTGTTATCGAACAGGCTCTCATGCCCAAGATCAAGATGAGCTCCACGATGGACACTGCTCCGGAAATCACTTTCGTTGTGGACAACACCGACGGTTCCAGCAACCCGCTCAACTACAAGCCCGTGTCTACGATGGCTGCTTCTAGCGGCTCTGTCACGCTTGACGAAGGTGCTGCTTACGTTGTTCCTAACGTGTTCGTTGTTGACCAGTCTGGTATGCGCACCAACCAGCCGTTCGTGGTTATCTGGCACAAGGAAATCTCTGGCGTCTCTCATGGCCAAGCCACCTATACGTACAAGATTCCTGAGATCCGTCTGGCCGTTGGCGACCAGAAGGGCGCTGGCAATCCGAACGCTTGGACTCCGGCTCCTCTCGCCAGCCTGACCGTGTCTCTGACACCGCTTCTGACTGCTGGTTCCACCTACCTCGTTGGACAGACCCGTCTCGACGACGCTCTCGTGTTCGACAGCTACACCTTCGACGACCTTCCGTCTTCTCGCACTGAAAATGTCGGTGTTGACGGTCCTGTGTCTCTGAAGGCGATGGAGTTCGGTGATGGCAAGAACGGCGTGAAGCTGACCCGTATCGATGCCCCGTATCTGTCCAAGATCTGGGACGAACGTCTCTCTGTCACCACTTACGTGGAAGTGTAATAACAGTCTCCAAGTCTAAAAGGGTGCCTCGCAAGGGGCGCCCTTTTTGCGTGCTGATACTTATGTGTAGGAGATCTCTAAAATGCTGGCAGTTAACTCACTAGTACAGGAAGCACTTGAGCTTACTTCAATGGTAGGCGATGGCGAGGCTGCCGACGGCACCTTGGCCGCATCTGCGCTTGCCTTGCTCAACCGTGTCATAGCACGGCTAAACAATGACAACTATTTCTCGTCTACGCTCGACTACCGTGACATTGATGCGGCTGGCGAAATTCGTTTCCACAAGCTTGAAGCTGGCGAAGACCCTGTCAAGGGTGACGTGGACATGGACCCGCCAGAAGCCATAGATGGCGTGTCACGCCTACTTGGCATCCGTTGGGTCGAGCTTATCGCGAGCAATCCCCAGGACATGATGTCGCGCAAGTCCTACTCACTGGCGGACAGCTACAGCTACGGCGTTACTGACGAGGTGGCTCCCTCTGGTGAGACAAGGCTCGTAGGCACGCTCATGCTCAACGGTGTGGCCAACGGCAAGTTCCGCGTATTCATCAACCGTCGCTTGCCAAACTATGAACTGACCGACACGATGGCAATCTCTCCTCTGTATCACGATGCGATTCTTTACTCTCTCGCCGTGGCCATCTGCGACAAGTACAAGCTGTACGACTACAAGCCGGATCTGGAAAGGCAGAAGGGTGCAGCGCTAGCGGTCATCGACCGCAATACGCTGAATAACCGAGTAATCGAGAACGGTTACGGCGCTGGCAGTTACATGGATTCATACTACAACGGCCTCGGTGGCAACGGTTTCCACCTCTAGGGGGTTCGCATGGCTACTTCCCAGGTCGTACAGTTCCTCGTTGGGAAATCGGCGAAAGGCAAGTATCCAGCCGTGCAAGGCTCGGAACTGTCCGTCAACATGTACAAGGGCGAGAATGGCGGCAAGCCATTCATGGAGTCAGTACCTGGGCTAAAGTTCTTGCAACAGCTTAACGGTCGTTGCCGTGGCTGCTACGTAAGCACCAGGGGCCTAGCGTCCGAGCATAGTCCGGAGGACATGTTCGCAGTGATGGGCAACGTGTGCTACCGTGTCAAGGACAGTTCCGCCACTGCGATATTCCAGGTGGCAAGCGGTACGCAACGCATAGTCTTTGCAGAGACTGGTGGCCCTCGTGCCATGCTCCTTGCTGCAGACGGTTTCAACCTACACACATACGAGCTTGAGACGGGCGTGTACAAGACCGTACAGTTGCCAGCGGCAATCGAAGGTGACGGTCACACTGTAAAGCCCACACACGTAAGTGTGATTTCTGGTTGCATAGTCATTAACGATTTGGATAGTGGTTACTGCTACTATTCCAAGCCTTACCCGCTTGCCGAGGACACCAGACAGGTGTTCGACTTGCTCAATGGACAGGTCCAGTACGAGTCCGACGGTATCACGGTCAAGACCAAGACAGTGGATTCCTTTGCTTGGTGTTTTTATGACGATTACCACACGCAGATGTTCTTCAATGGCGAGTCTTCATCTGACTGTGTCAACGGACTTATCGCATGCGGATCCTATCTGTACGTGTTCGGACCAAAGTCTGTCGAGGTGATGGCCTATCAGGGTGCCGAGTACAATACTTGGTCACGTCTTTATTTCTCGGCCCAGAGTAGCTTTGGCCTTGAATCACCAAACTCGCTTTGCCAAGTTGGCAATACTGTGTTCTTCCTGTCAACCGGTAAAGAGCGTGGAAAGTGCATAATCGCCGCCACTGGCACCGCGTTTGAAGTGGTGTCCGAGTCATGGCTGGACGAAAAACTGGATGCCGAGAACACAGACACGGCTTACAGCTTTGCCTACTCCACGTCTCACCACATGTTCTTGATTCTACAGCTGAACACGCTTGGAGAGACATGGTGCTATGACATCAGCGAGAAGGAATGGCACCAACGCACAAGCCGTGACAGCAAGACTACGCTTGAGATACAGTGGCGACCCGGCGGAATTGCCTACTGGCACCAGAAGTTTTACGTGTTTACTAATGACGGCATGGTTGGCCGTCTCGAAGGCTGGGAAGAGCAGTGGCCGGATGGCTTCAAGTTGCCGGTCATACGACACAGGCAGGGACCTGTGTTCGTCAGTGACAACCGTCCCTTCATTATCGAAGAGTGCGCACTTGAATGCAACGTCGGCACACATCCGGACTACAAGCAAGATCCGGACGTGTTGCTGGAAGTGAGCAAGGATGGCGGCATGACGTTTGGCAACGTGCGCTCGGCAAAGTTCGGACGTACCGGCCAGTACGACCATCGCGTAAGGTTCCACGCACTTGGAATGGTACGCCTTTGCGTGCTGCGTGTGACGTTCTCCGAGCCTATGGATTTTGTGTTGACTGACTGTGACATACGTGCTGCAAAGACAAGGAGCATGATCTAATGCTTAGAGGTGGTGAAATAGGCTTGAACATGCCCATAGAGATGGTAAGGCAAGTCCTTGCCGGGACATGGGCAGAGTACGAGAAAGAAGGGTGGCATATAGTGTCATGCCCTCTCTTCACCATGATGGAGAAGGTCTGCCCAGTTGGCGCCACTGTGCTGCCACTGGTGCCGTGGCGCCAGAGCTATGCGGACGTTGTCTACAACGGTGGGCACAGCAAGCAACTGGTCAAGCCTGGCCAGAAAACAATAGATATCAGCGGACGGAATTCATTTGTCCGCATTGTCCAGTTCGGACAGGGAGACAAGTAATATGGGAATCTCGATGTCAGATATAGGTGAATTCGTTGTCAATCCGTTCGGACTGGCTGATGCTGGCGGAGCCGCACTGGATTACCTCGGCAAGTCTCTGGGTCTTGACAACAGCTCGCAAGTTGAGCAAGGTCAGCAATCTATTGACCAGCTCATGGCCGAGGCAACTCGCACTGGCGAGGCAAACCGTGGACTGTTTGGAGACTATCTCGGACAGATGCAGGACATATACGGTGATGGTGCATCCAAGTACAGCGAAGCTGTGCAGCGCCTTTCCGATGCTATCGGAGAAGGTCCGTCACAGTTCTCGTTCAACGGTGACATCAACCAGTACTATGACAAGTTTGCCAACCAGAGGGCACAGCAAGCAATGAATGCGCTGGGCGCACAGGCTGCTGCTGGGGGCCATCGCTGGTCCAGTGACTTCTTGAATAATATGGCGGCAAAGCAGCAAAGTTTGGCTAGTGAAGAGTGGTCCAAGGCATACGACAAGATGATGCGGGATCGTCAGCAACAGCTCTCTGAATGGCAAGCCGGACAGCAAGCCAACCAGAATTACTTGAACAACCTAGGCACTGTTGCAGGACTGTACGGCAACGACCGAAATCAACTGGCTGGTTCCTATGGAGATTACATCAGCAACATGGCTTCGCAGAACAATGCGGATCTGCAGACACGTACAGACCTTGGTCAAGCACGTACCAACCTTGGCATGCAACAGAAGAGCGGGGCGGGCGCATTGCTTGGCGGCGTAGGCAACATCCTCGGCGGAATCTTCGGAGCATAAGGAGAAGGAATTATGGCATTATCAGTTAACTGGAGATGGAGCATGCCTCAGGTTGGAAGCCCTAATGCACAGTCGGATGACATAGCGCAGGGCTTGAACAACTTGACACAAGGCATTGGCCGTATGATAGGCGGTATCCGCCAAGAGAATCGTGAAGACGAGCAGCGTAGACAAGCCCAGGAAAACTGGGAACGCACCTTCGACGAGAACAAGCTGCAGCGCACTCTGCAACAGCAGAACTGGGCCAGACAGTTTGCACAGAATCAGATGCAAGCTGCACAGCAGCAAGAGAATTGGCAGAAGCAATACGAGATGCAGAAGGCCATTAACGATCTCGACATGGAAACCAAGCAAGGTTATAGAGAATGGCTCAAGGGTCTCCTATCCAATTCCTTGATGGGCGGATACGAGAATGAAGACGAGTATCAGCGTCTGAAGGAAATGTTGTTCGGTGATTCAGGGAATGATGACATCCGTGCAATCATGATGGGTCTGAATCCAAACTTGTAGGGGTAAGTGATGGCAGTTAAGGCTGGTGAAGTTCTTAGGCTATTGACCTCCTTTATGGGAGGAGTCTTGGGTGGAGCTGCCCAAGGCATAGCTACCGGATTTGGTGGAACCGGAACCGGTCTTGCTTCACGTGTTCTCGCTGGTGCTTCTCCATATACTGTTGCTGAATATCCAGATAGAAAAAACCCGTTTATTTACGATGTCGAATGGAAAGCTCCTCCTGAAGGCAAGAGAAGCGCTGATCCAGATTTCAACTCTGAATACAAGAAGCACCCGTACCCACGCTTTATGCGCATGCAGACGCTTGACGAGCATAACCGTGCTCTAAACAAGTATATCAGACCTGGCATGACACCGCTTCAGCAGAAAGAAGCAATACGCCGTGGTATTGAAGAAGAGAAGAAACTTGAGAGTTACTGGACCAATGATGACAAGCCACGTTCTGATAAGGTCAAGTCAAGCTCATCTGCTGTATCTGATGTTCATGTGAACCCAGATGGCACCATTTCAGTACGGTTCAGACAACAAGGTAAATGGTACACATACGGTGGTGGCCCTACATCGTATGACGCTGCACTGGCAGCAAACGACTTGGTGACAGCAAACTCGATGGGTAAGGCAATCAACAAGAAGACCGGCTGGTGGTCGGTCGGTAACAACCACAAGCTTTGGTAGAGGTAAAACATGGATATGGAATTCAGATGGAATCGTGGACCTGTTAAGTCTACACTTGATGCCGAAGAGGCGTACCGCATGGGCTTGGCAAATGCTGCACTGGCTGGCGCACGTCCAGAAGCAGCAGCATATGCCACCAATACGCCGGTATCTTACTACAGGAATGCGCCTCAAGGGGATTTCAATGATCTCATGAAGCAAGCAAGCGATGCGCAGAATTCAGCCATGGCTGAACAGGCGCAACGCTTGCTTGCTATGGAGAGGTTCAAGCAGTTAGAGGCCGAGCGTAACGAATACATGGCCAACAGGAAGAAATTCCTTAACGATCCGAACACGCAGATGGCTATAGGCATGGCTCTCGGTGGACAGCCTGGTGCTTTGATGAGCCTTATCACTGATAAGAGCAAGGGAACAAAGGCATCCGAATATCAGAGCAAGATGGACAGCTTAGAGAGTGACATGCTGAATGCCATATCCATACTTGGCCAATATAAACCATCTGATCGCCGTAATTTCCAGCAGATGATGAGAAGGATTTATCCGAGCAAGTTCGAGGAACTTGAAAACATGGGCGCAGTGAGCCGCATGGGCGGATGGCCAGCATGGTTAGAATTCCTTGGTGCTACACAGGCTGAAATAGACGCAGCTAAGGCCGAGGCGCTTCGCAAGAAGAACAGAGTCTCTCGTATCAGGGGCGGTAATAAGTAAGGCGGTAGGATATGGCTTTCAAGAACTGGGGCGCATTTGTAGACAAGTACGAGAACGATGACGAGCTCATGGAGCTTCTCGACAAGAGCGGCATAAACTGGGGTAAGTTGCCAAATGACGAAGCCCGTTTTGAGGCTATGTACAATTTCCTCAGGACAAAGCCTAAGACATGGGAAAAGGAAAAGTACGACGAACTCTGGCTTGACTTTGGTGAAAGAAACTATGAAAACAAGCAGGGGTTCAAGTACAATCCCAAGAGCATCATGGGTGAACTTGGTAACTACGAGGACATCGAGAAGGACGGTGTGAAGACCTCTGCTCTCGACCAGTTCCGCAAAGACTACTGGAGTGCCAGCAAGGACAAGAGGGACTACTGGAAGACAAAGTTCGAGAAGGCCCACGGTCAGAACTCCTGGGAACTTGTCAAGAAGGTCATGCAAGCGGATCTTCATAACAAGATGATGAGCGACATAGAGAAGAAGCGCTCAGACATCATCGAGGGAGAAGCCGAGGAGTCGCCTTGGTACGACTACGTGAATTCGTCGCTCATGGGTCTGTTCACGCCTAGGATAAAGTCCGCCCTGAAGGAAGGCCGCGACATAAGCGCCACGGACGTACTCGGCGACCTTACCGAGAACGCGGCATATGCGGCGTTCCCTGTAGGACGCGTAGGTGGTCTCGTCGCCAAGGGCATTGCCAGGCCGCTGTCCAAGTTATTTAACCAGACTACCGCGAAAGGCGCTGGTAAGCTGCTAGGCGGAGCACTGGCCGAGTTCGGCGCACCGGCTACCATCGAGGCTGCCGACTACGGTCTCAACAAGGCCGACACCTGGCTGACCGGCGCCGAGGACGATGCAAGGTTCGAGCCGGAGGATATCCTCCTTGGTGGCTTTACCAACCTGGGCGTCAACAAGGGCCTGGGCAGGACAGCCGGCTTGGCGTTGAACACCATGGGCAAGAAGGTTTCCGGAAAGATACCGAAGCCCATCCGTGAAAGGCTCGAGGGTGTGAAGAGCCCGAAGGAAAAGGCCGAGGAAATGATTGACAATGCAAAGGAAACGTTGCTCGATGCCAACATGAATCCGATGGACGTGTACAAGTATGCTGTAAAGGAAGGCAAGGCGCCTCCTGACATGCAAGCACAAGAGAACGCTATAAGGATCTTAAAGATTGCCGAGCAAGCCGATCCTAAGATGCGTACACAAGCTATTGAATATGCAAACAAGGCCAAGGAAGAAGCAACCAAGAACCGTGACATGTTTGCACAGAAACTGGATGACCTGGAATCACGCAAGACTGGTGCTGGCATAGAGCACGAAACTGGCGTGCTTGATGACAAGGCTTACACAGACCTAGTAGACGAGCTTGACATAGATATCGGTAACGCTCGTGAGTTGATGGACGAGTATACTGACGATGTACTTAAGGCAGATAAGCGCATAACAGAACTTAATAAATCCGCTAAGGCTCAGGAAATTCTTGACGGATTGAGCAATGTAGATAGTGAACATACATTAACAGGCCGAAACAAGAAGATACTGAACGGTCCTCCTCCAGCAGCGTCTTACCAGCTTACGCCGGTGCCATTAATGTTCAAATCTCTTGAGGCTGATTTTGGTCTACCCGAAGGTACTTTTACAGGTCACCCTGAGCTACTCGCTCTGTTCGGACGAAAAGTGCCTCCTACTACTGGCGAGCGTCTCGGCGAGGCTGCATTCAGCTGGGCCGTCAACAAGGCCGGTACTGACAGCGATGCGCAGGTGGCCTCTACCATCACGCAAGGCGTTATCGACCCGAAGAAGCTGCGCAAGGGACAGTACGAGCGCAGGGAAAAGGCAAAGACTGGCCGAGCTGCCAAGACTCTCGAAGCCGTTGTATCAAGCGAGTACGACTTGACGGATGAAGACAAGAAGTGGCTGAGAAAAATTTCCGAGAACCCTGGCATGGTGAAGGGATACGGCAAGGACGCCGGCAGTACTGACTTTACGCTCTGGATGCTTCGCCGTGGGACGGACCTGCTTAGGAACACAGAACTTGCTCGTCCAGCGTTCGACGTGGAATAGGAGTAATTTATGGAAGAGCTGATATCTACAGACATGACAGAATACATCGAACCAGAATTCGATTCCCAGGAGATCATCGACAAGTTCCGTGATTTCCGCGACCGTTCCAAGGCTCAGTTCGACGAGAACTATGACGCCATGCGAGAAGACAGGGCTTTCCTTAATGGAGACACACAGTGGTCTTCAAAGGATTCGAAATTCGTTAAGAGTAGCCGATATCGGCAAACTGTTAACGTCATTTCGAATAACGTGAACAGCGTTGTCAACCAGTACTCGCTATTTCCCTACGCCTTTTACACTGGCGAGCCGGAGGAAGACCAGATACTTGATAACTGGATGAAGCACGGCTCCAACAGCATAGCTGGTTCCGAGGCGTTGAAGAACTCGGCCTCGCTCGGCTTGGGCGTGCTTGCCATGGGCATGGAACGGGATGGCCTACCCTGTATCTACTCCATACAGGATTTCAACCGTGTCATACTGGATCCTGAGAGTGTCGAACTCGATGGTAGTGATATGGTCGAGGGCGCCCTAATAGACTACAGAGGAAAGCGTTGGGTCGAGCTCAACTACGGTCCAGAATATGTCCCCGGCGAGCGTGAGAACAACATCGTTCCTTGCCGCAAGAACATGGTTCCCATCGTCACTTACTTTGTCCTTGAAGAAGAAGGATGCCACGTCTACACACTGATTAACAACCGTGCCGAGGATTCCGGCATATTGCCCATCAACCGCATCCCTATCTTCCCAGTGTTCGGTGAACGCTACTTTGACGATGACGGAGACATGCACTGGACGGGCATGGTGGCAAAGGGCCGTTCCATTCAGAAAATCGTGAACCTAAGCGTAACCCAGTTGGCCGAACGTCTCGCCATGTCGCCGAAGGCGCAGTGGAGAGGCTCTGTGGACGCCATCAAGGGCCTTGAAAACTATTACAAGGACGCTGGCTCAGGTAACAACCCAATCATTCCTTACAACAGGATGGACGCCGATAATAAGGTAAAGCTGGATCCGCCTGAGCGCTTTGATGCCAAGGTTCAGTTCGAGGACTTGTCCGGAATTATCGGATCCACTCTTGCCGTGATGGGCTCTGTGACTGGCGTGGATAGCCACGGTCTGGTCGAGCAGAACACGATGAAGACTGCGACGGAAATCAACTACGCTGCAGAGACTTTCTCGACCAATATACGTCACTACATGGTTCACTTGCAAGCAACAATGAAGGAACTGGGTGACTGTATCGGCGTGATGCTAGGTGTCGAAAACCAGGTCAAGATTTGCCAAGGCCCAATCGAGTTCCTCGGTTTGAAACAGGCTCGTGCAGAGATTGTGCAGCTCATTCAAGTGGCCGAGCCGAACCAGAAGCCAGCTCTTGTTGACGCTCTGATTGAGACTTATCCGGACAACCCAACCATGGCCAAGCTCTACGCAAGGCTCCATGCCATCAAGGCTCCTACTCCGATGGAACTTGAAATGCAGCAGACTTGCGAAATGATGAAGCAAGCCATTGAAGAAAAGGACCAGCAGATCCAGCAGATGGATCAGCAGCTCAAGTACTACGAGGTACAGGCCAACAACAACGACAAGAACCTTGCCTTCGAACTCAAGAAGATGGAACTTGACCACCAGTACGATATGGAGAACACCATCCTCAAGGCCCAACTTGACCAGGGCACTGATGCCAACCGTGCCGCCATTGATGAGCAGCGTGCTGTGAACAAGCTGGAAGGCGAAGCCCAGTCCATGGCTCTCAAGATACAAGGACAGAAAGCCCAGCTTGCTGTACAAGACGCCAAGGACCGGATGGAACTGAACAAGAAGGCAGCACTGGACCAGATTGCTGTTTACAAGGCCCAAACCAAGCCACAAGAGAAGGAGGCTGAGTAATGCTTACGTTTAGCTTCAACCCAGGTGCCGTTGTCGATGAGACCGGCACGCCTCTCGCCGCTGGCCGTGTCAGCGTGTACGTGCATGACAGCAACGTGCTGGCACGTGTCTATACTATGGAAGGCGATGACTACGTAGAGGCCGAAAACCCTCAGCTACTGGACGACAACGGTCGTCTCTCTGCTACATTGTTCGCAAGAATAGGCGTGTACGATGTCAAGATTGAGAAGAACAATGGAGACGGTACCTACGAGGATTTCGACAACTACGAGATAGGTCTTGACATAGACTTTTCACAGGCTGGCGCCAGCACGGTGTCGAGCGTTGAAGACTTGCAAGACATTGACCCAGCCGTGTCAGGCTCTGTCGTGACTGTCAGTGGGCCTTATCCGGCAACGTACATCTGGGACGAATTGTCCACGGATACGCCGGATGGCGGCGTAGTGGTGGACAGCAACGTCCAAGGCGAAGGAAACTGGATCTTGCTCTGGGACGACGAGATGCTTCCTTGTACTGTGTACGGCATTACTCCAGGCAACGAATCCAACATGGCCGCATTCCTGTCCTATGCTGACACCATTGGCCACTGGGGGATTCAGACGCCCAGGATATGCCGCTTCCCTGCTGGCGAGTACATTTCTTCAATAACCTACACTACACAGAAAGGTATCTACATTGACCGAGGTGCACGTTTTAACTGGGCCACCATCACGTGCCCTTACGTGTTAGCACAGCCTACTGACAACTGGATTTTCGGCCAGACATGGACTGTCACGAGCAACAACGCCGTGGCGTATCTCTCTTGGTTCCGATTCCGTTCGGACTTTGTCGGGTACGGAGCTCCAGTCGTGTACGTTGACAAGGACAACACAAGTGGTGCCCAGCAAGTCACCCTGCAAGGCAAGGAAGTACATTTCTTCATTACCCCGCCATCGTGGCTCATGATCAACGACTGTATCCAAAATGTGCCAAGTTCTGGCATGATCAAGCCAGCCCGTGCATGGGTGGACAAGCTGTTCAGTGTGGGCCGGAACTTTGAAATCATTCCTCACGACGACGTGATGAATCCGTACTACGAGTTCAGTGTCGGCGGTGACCAGTACCCGACAATGCGACTTACTGATGACCAGTGCGTGACTTTCCACAACGGCATCAAGGTCAAGGAAGGCATAGACATTCCCGTCCAGGGCAACTACCCCCAGCAATGGTGGGGTTATTTCGACGGTAGCACCGGGCCACAGATTCAGATTAAGGCTGAGGGTACGGTCGAGTGTACCACGCTCAAGTCCAGTGGCAGCACAACGGCTGGCTCACTGAACGTGACCAACGCAGCCACCATAGGCGGCAACCTCTCGCCCAAGGGACACCTGGTCCACAACTACGGCTGGCTCAGCGACCACCGTGACGTCATCGTGACCAGCGACAGCATCAACATTTCCACCGACGCGTTCAAGTCGTACTACCCTAACGGCACAATACTGAAGGTGGTCAACTACAGTGGCGACTCAATCACTGTGACTGCAGCCAGCGGAAACGACGTGTCAGTGCCAAGCTACACGTTCCGCTCGTTCATAAAGATTGAGGGCACATGGTACCCTAACTTCTAGTCCGACTGATACTTATAGGTGAGGAATATTATGCTTAGTAATGATCAGCTTAAATATCACATGGCCCGATATGTCAAGGGGCGTCATATAGAGGATATAGAAGGATACTCGGAAGCAATATCCTCACCATTGAAGTATGTACTGCATCACCGTATGGAGATACAACCAGATGGGGTTCGTCTCTCTAAACAATGGATGATTGACCACGACATCTATTACGACCTTGACCCCTGTATGTTGATATTTATGGAAGATTCCGAGCACCGGAAGCTGCACGGCCCTTTACAAAAAGGACATAGGAAACGTCTGTCAAAAGAACAGAGGAAACAATCAGCCATTAAACATCTTAGTCATACAGGTCGGGAATATTATAACCATTTCAAAATTTTGCCGTTTGAGGATAAGGGCAAATATAAAAAGGAAGTGGATTACAAGAGATATTATGGTTTCTGGTCTTGGGAGAAGGAGGTTGGATAATGGCTGTAGAATTTGCTAGACTTTACCCTGACTCTATACAGTTACAAGCAAAGAACGGAGCCTTGCTGACCGATGGCTTTGTAAAGGTTTTTCTTGCTGGTACCGATACCGTAGCAGAAACATTCTGCGACTACACTGGAACTAGAAACCCAGAAAAGATCATTATTGATAATAATGGTCGTGTAGATATTATCTGTGATAAGGATCGCGGATACAGAGTCGAGGTATATGACGCCAACGGAGCCTTGCTCTGGACCGAGGAGCCCGTGTTCTGCACGGGTGGAGGAGGTGGCGCAACCATTACTGACATAGTGTCTACGAATGGTTCGGTCACTGTGGACAAGTCCACCGTTGGTGGCACTGTCACATACGACCTCGGCATTGCCCCTGCGGACTCTCCGGAATTCCTTGAATGGTCCACGGGTTTCCGTGGCAACATGACCTACGGTACCGACAAGGTGCCGAACTACTCTGCCGGCACGATGTCGTTCGACCAGTACGGCGTCATGGTCTACAAGGACAGATACTATCACATTACAAATAAGTTCTACATAAAGCCTCTCGGCACCGGTACCAACTACGAGACCTTCGAGGTCGCGCTCATGTTGCGCAATCCTGCCGATGGCACGGCCATCTCCGTAGAGATACGCAAGTGGGACATCGACACGTCCTTGACCGATGAAGTCCAGGTCGAGATGTCGTTCGACTTGACACCGACCCATGACGGCGAGCTTTACTGGGAATTCTACAACAGTCTGCCAAAGTTCGAACACACGGACGCGTGGATCCAGATTCACCGCGTGTATAGCGGGATCAACGCCGTGCCGGACACGTGCGCCACGAAGCAGTGGGTGTCCAGCAATTACCAGCCACTGTCCGGCATGTCGAGCTATGTTGCATACTCGGCAATCGAGCACAACGGCGACGGTGCCATAAGTGGCATCAACGGTTCGTCCATTGTCGGAGAATTGGACACTGACACCGTGTCTGCAATCGCTTCGAGCTATGCTGAGAGTGCGGCAAGCAGCAAGCAAGACATGTCGGCGATGACGGCATATGCGACTACTGGTGACCTGCTGAACTATGTCCCAGGCTCTGCATATACAGCTTACACTGCTCACGTTGAGACGGACAAGCTTGATGCATCTGCCTCGTCCTGGTTCTATCCTACAAGCAATCCTTCCGGATTTATCACGGGTGTGGACCAGTCCTCGCTGTCCTCGCTCATCGACTACAGTGCTTTGGAGTATGACGGCAGCGGCCACATCAGCGGTATCAGTGGGAGTGCCATAGGTGGGCAAGGTGGTACCGATTCCGCGACAGTGTCAGCCATTGCATCTGCATACGCGGAAAGCGCGGCAAGCGGCAAGCTCGACAACAGCGCGTCCAGTACCTGGTACCCGATGAACGGCAACCCGTCAGGGTTCCTCACCGCACACCAGGACATTTCGAACAAGCTAGATACGAGCGCATTCAACGCTTACAGTGCTGGCGTGGATACCGCCCTTGCGGACAAGCTGGACAAGACTGCCTATGATTCCGCGAAGTACCAGAGCGAGTTCCGTCCTTGGGCGTCCGCGCCCACGTCCGGCTCACTCGTGATGGAGCAGAGCCGTTATCCTCGCATGGTGCAAGCAATCATATCCGGTACAGGTGGCAGCGCCACTGCCGGTATCGTCCCGCCGGTGCCTGCGCAAGACCCGGAAGCCGTGCGCGTGCTCGTAGCTGCAAGCGGTTCTCTCGCGGACGTGACTTGGCAGGATGTCAACACCTATGTATCTAGCAAGGCCGATGTCTCTTCGATGACGAGCTACATGCCTTACAGCTCGCTCGGATATTCCGGCACTGTAATCACGTCTATCGACGGCTCGGCCATCGGCGGGCAAGGCGGCGAAGGACACGAGTATACAGGCGTTTACCCTGTCGTGGTTGACAATACAGCAGACACTATCAGTGTGTCCAACATACCTCTGTGTCTCGAGACGCCACTGTCCGCTAGGGAGTCGGCCGGTTCCGCCATCATCGGGATCGACTTGACTAATTATGCGACAACTGCGTATGTCGACTCGAGCGTGTCAAGCAAGGCTGATTATTCTGCACTTGACAACAAGCTTGACAAGACTGCCGAGGTTGTTACTTCTACAGCTACACAGCTATACGCTGGTACTGACTACCTTGTATCTGTCAACAATGCGGCAATAAGTGCTGCAAGGGCAGGACAAGCCGCGAATGCGTCGCTTGCTACGTCTGCTTGGTATGACGGCACCGGTCGCTACATATCGGCACTTCCCGATTCAGCCGCCGTATCGGCGATTGCTTCGGCGTATGCCGAAAGTGCGGTAAGCAGCAAGCAGGACACGCTCGCTTTTGCATACAACACGGAGAACCAGATTTCATCCATTAACGGCTCGGCAATCGGTGGGCAGGGCGGAGGAACCGATTCTGCGACAGTGTCAGCCATTGCTTCGGCCTATGCCGAGAGTGCTGCAAGCAGCAAGCAGGACAGTTCGGCGATGTCGTCATATGCGCTGAGTGCAGACGTGTCGTCTACAATAAGCACCGTGTCGACAAACTCTGCAAGCTGGGCATCAACGTTAGAGACTGCATCGGCAACTGCCTACAAACAGAACGGTACTCAGCTGGTGACTTTCACCGGTGTTGCGTCTGCCGACACCAAGCCGTTGATTGCACAGACAATCCAGGCTGGCGCCGTGCAAAGCATTGGCACATCCAACTTTTTCTACGGTCCGTCGGCCAAGCCGTTCACAGCGAACACTGCTGGGATCTACGCGCCTCTTCAGTACGCGACCGGAGCTTGCCTAGCCATGGACGGCGGCACCTACCGTGCCTATTTCAAAGGCAACGAGTGGTTCATTTCCGATATTGGAAATAATCGGTCTGGTGCTGTTCGAGCAGAGGTACACGCCTCCCGCGGTATTCACATCAGCGGAAGCAACACGGCTGGCGTTGGTTTCGACTTGCTCACCACTGGACTCAACTTTACAAACAATACCGGTACCACGTCGATGACTCCGGCGAACATTGCAGAATGGA